TGACACCTACTGCACCTTTTTGTCCTTTTGAACCAGCGCTTCCAGCGCTTCCAGCTGTTCCGACTTCGCCTTTTTGCCCCTTAGTCCCCTGAAGGGCGGCGTTAGTGACAGTTGCTTTGCGCCACGCACCTTCACTAGCATCATATACAGGGATAATATCGCTTCCAGCGATTGTTGTTTCAGTTGTAAATCCAGTCAGCACTGTGCTAACATTAGTGCCATCAGTTACATCAGCTCCATCTTCTACATTTAAAGCAGTTAGGAGTGAGCTTTTAGTTATAGAGCCAATTAATCCAACGACTGATTGTACTGCATCTGTATTATCATGCTTAGACCAGTTATTTGCATATACGCTAGTAGAAGCATTGTCTGTGGTTGCAACAATGTTATCTCCAACATGGAAAGCAACGCTATTTACAGTTCCAGCTACAGAAACATAATAAAACCAACCTGTTTGCGCGCCTGATGGAAAGCTACCTGATGATGCATCCCAATCACCCTTATATACCATACCATTAGCAAGAGCCGCTATATCAGTTTCCATTTGATCAAGGTCAACAGCTTGCGTAACAGAAACTAAATCTAGCTTAGTACCATCTGTTGCAACATCTCTACCATCAAAGGTGCTGTTAGTTGTGATAGCCCCTGTCATAGCACCGCCAGCTTTAGGTAAAGCATTGTCTGCTGTAACCCCATCAGCCGCTACATCACGTCCGTCTACTGTACCGCCAGATAAGTTTAAATTACCGCTTGCATCTAAGAAAGAGGCTTTAGAGGAAGGCTGAGTTACAAATATTAATTTTTCACCAGCAGTCCAATTTACCGCATTATTGCTATTCGATGAAGATAAAATAGTTGTTCTAGCAAGAGTTGTTCCAGATGCAGTATATGTGCCGATACCAACTTCCCAATAAGTCCCGTCAGTAGCGGCATAATATGTTGTATTACCATCCCCAATTGCTGAGAAGGTTTGAAATCCTGCCTCCGCCCCTGCCATTGTGTAAGCGCCAGTTCCAGTGGTCGTTGAACTTTCTTTTACGCGATCTTTTATGACAAGCGCCATAGGCAAAACTCCTAATTAATATTACGCTGGGTCAGGGATACCAATATCAAATGAAGCCAAAGTAAATGTGTTGCCGCTTGTTACAGCCTGAGAAGCCGTTAAAGCCGCTGTAGCTAATAATCTTGTATTAGTTGTATCTACAATTGCATAATGTGTAGCTGTACCTGTTCCAGTAATTGAACCATCAGAAACTGCGGCTACAGTAACTTTTCTACCACCGCCAGTACGATCAGATGGTGCGGCTATTGAAAGGCTTGTTGAGTTGCCCAAGGCATAAGTTGCATTCGCCTCAGTGTAAGTAGTTGCTTCCTGAGAAGTAACCAGAACTTTGTTTGCTTCTGTGTCTAGTGCTGAAAGTCCTGCATCAAAGACGCGATCTCCGAGTGTTGCCATTGTGGCCTCCTATAAAAACATTGCATATGCATGGCCACAATACACGATATTGATAAGTTATGCTAGTTACGATTTTATTTACCCCATGCAATGTAACTATGGGTCGCTGTTCCATTAATTGTATTGTCTCTGTCAACTAAAAATTGTGTCTTACTAAGTATCTTAGACGCAAAAAGAAAACTACCCGTCAAAGACTGTGTAAAAGCTGATGTAAAACCTCCATTTGCAATCCCCCAACATTCATTCGTAAATGCCCTGTGGAAAGTTTTTGTTTCATGCTCATCAGTTGTAGTTGTAAAAGTACCCCATACAATCTCTAAACCCATCCCTAAAACAAGATAACCATCAGAATTAAGATCATAAGATGTAAATGCTAGAGCATCTATAGCAGAGGCAACCTGAGCAGGGCTCACAAGACTTTCTGTAGTTCCTGTGCCAGCGTTCCAAGCACTTGCAAGCTGTCCACCAAGCAGTCCAGTTTGGGCTCCAGATGTATTAACAAGTTTGGTATCATCTAATACTGAATATACGCTGTTAATCTGATCAACGTAGGCTACGTTAATCCATGCACTATCATTCTCATTGCGTATTTTTAAAAGGTTACTGTCTGTTTCATACCACCACATATTAGCGTAAGTTGTAGAAGGTTCGCTATCTCCACTATTATTTGATGCTAACGCCTGTAGGCCAGAATTTATATCAAGCCTTGCTGAATTTGCGGTTTGATTGGCAATTACAAAATCATGTTGTGACATATTAATACTCCACTGTTGCACTTAGTGCTGTTATATTAGGTGTAATCTTTGAATTTGAATTGGACAATACCGCTCTAAATTCTATAAATCTACCAACAATTTCTCCGCTTGCACCTACAAAACTTGCGCTACTTAATCCAGAAGATGTTGCCGCAGTCCTTGCTTGGATTAATACATTGAAATCATGAAATTCGGCATCTTCATCTGTCCAAGTGTCAAAGTTATTAGGCCAAGTGTCCCAGTTTTGAGGTATATCATCCCAATTAATCTCTCCTCCTACAGCATCTGAATGCTTACGGGCAACTACTACGGCCGAAGAAAGCCTAACTGTTCTTGACGTTCCAACATCTATGTAACTGTCTCCATCATGATCAAAGTCATATGTGCCAGTTGCCCCAGAGGATGAGAAACTGGTCAGTGTTAATGACCCACCAGAAGCCGTGACATTGGACTTTGCGCCACTAAATGCAGTTTCTTCAGATTGTGTAGTTATATTCCCAAGTTGAGGTAATTCACTTGCAAGCACGACTGTACTTGTTGCCGTGGCGCTTTCATTTCCAGTTTTGTCTACCGATGTAATAAAGAATTTACCAGCAAGGGCGGCAAAAGTAATTGATGTCGCTGGTCTGGCAATTTTTGATATTTTTAACGAAACAGAACTATCAGTAAAATTTGCACTGCTATTTGATGAATAATATAATTTATAGTGAGATAAATCTAAATCATCAACCGCCGGCCATTCAAAGAATATTGTGCCACCTGACATCAAATGGCTTAAAGAAGCTGGTACAGAAGGTGGTACAGTATCGGCTGTAAGGTTATAAGTTGTAGTTACAGAGCTTCCTCTAAACCCAACGGCATTTACTGGTGTGACTGATACAGTATAATTTATAGCTGGTTCAGAAATTTGAGGCGCTTTAACTCCAACTATTTCAAACCTACCAGCGTCACTACCTTCATTAATCAAAATAGCCTGACCCACTGATTTAAATTCTGTGTCTGAAGTCTTTTTGTATTTTAAAATAACACTCTCTACACGCTCAATATCAGAGCTAATGACAGTAACAACTAAAACATTTACAACATTCTCATTAACTTCACGATATTCTTGACTAACAGTCACACCGATGCTTGGCACATCATAATACTTTAAAAGGGTAGTGTTGTTTTGAACTATTGTTATCTCATCAGCTGCCGAAAACCCAAATGCGGCTTCACTACTTTCTCTAAGGGTTAAATTTACCCGCAAATCCAAGCCTTTAGGGTCAGGTTGTAGTCTCCACCCACTAACTTCAAAAATCTTTTCTTCGCCAGTAGACCAGCCGTAACGCTCATTTCTTATTTTTACGAAATCACCAACTTCAACATCAAATGCATTCATCCCAAAATCTGCACTCATAGTTAATTGCTCACGGCTTCTGTAAAGTAACTGCTTAGCAATACGTTGAGCGGCTATCGCATTGGTTGTAAATGGAAGGTTAAGGTCTAAAACTGTTTCAACACCATTATCTTCATTAAGAAATATGTCGGAACTTATTTGTGGATAATCTGCACTTATAAAATCATTACCCGCGTCTACAAAAGTACCCCTAATAGCGTTAAAGTTATCTCGCATAGAAGATTTTGTATCTAAACTTATAGCACTTCTAAAATCGTCTAATGTTAATGTCTTTGTGGGAGCTACGAAATCACCGGCGTAAATTCTCCAAGAACCCGCGCCCCAAAACAAAGTACCCCCACAAGTTGTCATCATCTTTTCCAAGATGCTTCCATGGCTGTCACTACCTGTTACAATTCCATTCATTGTAAACTGAGGTGTTCCGTCAGAAAGTATTGTTGTGTCGTCACATATAGCGGCGGCGGCTTCAAATGTAGCATAATTGATTGCATCATCACCAAGCCCATAACTTGACTGTAAGTAGTCTTTAATGCACCAAGCCGCGTTATTACTGTAAGCGGCAGTCTGAGCCACTCCGTTTACTGTCTTTACGACCTTCTTTCCTTTTACCTGTGCAGTAATATTTGGAAGTCCATTAGTATAAGCATCTTTATCGTAAGTGTAGCGAACATAAATATAAGCTACACCTTTGCCGATGAAATCTGTATCTACGGATGTCTCTGCGTGTAAGGTGTTAGCAAGTGTATCACTTGAATTGGCGAATGGGTCAGACGCGCTTGTTTGGTTTCCTAGATGTTTGTAAACTTTTGCGAACCCGTTGTATGGCTCACTGGTCACATCTTCATTATTCATAGTGACTATTTCATCATTAAAATATATGTCGCCTATTTCCTCAACTTCGTGATGTGCAAGCGCTATTACTTGATGTAGTATTTTATTACCGCCACCTGTTACTTCTAAGAAAGTAACCGTACCGCCCTTGCGAACTTCACCATATATAAAGTTAGAAGGTGATAGGGGGTTCTTAGTATTTTGAAGCAATGTTCCTGAATTGTTTGCTCCGCCTTGGTTTAAATCCATGTCTGGTAATGAAGCTACCACAGCGGCGGCTGTTAAAGCAGAGCTAACTACCGCTATTGTTACATAGCCTACAATAGTTGCGGTGGCAGTAGAAGCTCCTGTAATCCCTATAGCCCCAAGAACAAAGTTACCTACAGCGGCTACTGTTGCTGGCTCTCTGGGTGCTACCTCCCACTGGTTCAAGTGCCTTAATACATTGAATGGTGTGTTATTCTTCATTTCAAAACCCAAGAACTTTCTACATCTTCAATATTTAGTTTTAATAAGCCACTTTCTGATAAAAAAACTGCCCTAGAGCCCAAAGAAATACCGAGTGAACACCCAGTAACCCAATGCTTACATTTGCTTGTAGTTACAAGGCTACCGAAAATTGGTTGATCTGTTCTTCTTAATTTGCTTGCCAGACCATCAAATAACGTGGTGTGGGGAAATTCTTTAAGCATTGATTTACGGCTTTTAGGGGAATTTTTATTCATGTAGCGTCCAATCCAATCATCAGCATATCCAGCGCCATACATAGCATGAAAAGCTCCATTCGTGAAGGTAAAGCAATCATTCACCCCCCACCGGAACTCATCATCAGGATAATTAGATATATATGAATTTAATGCTAGTCTCTGCCCCATGTTACTGTTTGATCCTGTATTGCTTGAACGTATGAGAAGAAACTATCCCCTGAATACCTTGATTTGTGGTTTTCTTCAGTATAGCGCCATCCACTTGATCTCTCAAGTTCCAGCAAATTGCTTTCGACTGACATCTGTATAGTACTGGTCTCACCGCTATCCTGAATAGTCATTTTATTCATTTTTCCAGAGAATACTTGAACAACATTACTGACGCTTTCTTCTCCAAAGTACAAATTGAAAGGGCGGCGTTGATATGGCTCTTGCAATGCTATAGATAATGTTTCCGAATATATACCTGATAAACTTACTGATAAAGATTTTGCGGATAAATCATTCACCTCATCCAAGCCGCCAATATTTAATAGCTGTCCAGTGCCAACAAAGGTCTGATCTTCACCTTGAACTTCAATTACTCTGTTACCCACACCCGTCCAAAGACGCATAGGAGCTACTTCAAATGCGTTGCCATTAATGTCTGTTACAGTTTTTGTATCAAACATAAACTCGCAAGCATAAAATGGCTCAATCTCTGAACCTGTCAGAGCAGTCAATAGTGCGGATGGAATATCTCTGCTCATAAAGCCTCACTACAAGTAAAAGTAATGCCATAGTTACTTAGTTGGTTAGCTGTCCATCGCATATCATTGTTGTCCATTCTGAAAACACCTTG